TTATTGAAAGTTTGGTCGCTAACAATTATATGAGAATTCTCTTTTTTTGACAATTTAAAAGTGTGAGTTGCTTTTTTTTGCACCCACACTTTGTTTTACACTATCTTAGCGTGGTTGTTGCTATGGTAACTATTGCTAAAAAACGAAATAACTGTTATAGTATATTAAAAGAGCGGTACACTACCGCCCTTTGTGTGTGAACTCTGCTTAGTCTGTGGAGTTCTTTTTTTGTTTCATGATTTCCAAACCTTCAAGCTTTTGTATTGCGTCTTCTTTGTCTTTGCTGTCTTTTACTATCATGATAACCATTTCCATTACTGTTTTGAATTCTTCTTTCGTCATATCTTCCATATTTTCTCCTTTCCTAGATTAGGCTGTTTCTTTAACCTAATACTATTATAGATATGTATTGGAACAAGAAAAGGTTACTGGTATTAACCAGTATCCTTTTTCTTTTAATCTTCGAGAGTCTTCTGTAAATTTTCAATAATCTTTTTGACTTTCTCGCTTTCCGTTTCTTTTTCGACTTCTTTTAGGTCTTCAATTAGCAGTCTTAGAAACGCATTGAATTGTTTGTCTGTCATTCCCATTTCCTCCATATTTTCTCCTTTCCTAAACAATATTTTTACTTAACCCCTAACTTCAATTTTAACGCTTCTGTTAATGTTTGCGAAAAATTGATGTTTTCTTTTTCGGCTAGTTCGTTTAACCATTCAGGGATGGAAGTATTTTTCTTAACAACTTTATTATGATATTTTCTTTTGAATGCTAACATGTCCACGCTAATTAATGCAACGGCTTTATTTGGATATTTTGCTTGTATTTCCTCAATAGTGCTAGGAACTGGCAAATCAATTTCATCTTCCAACATAGTCCCTAAGCATTCCTCAGCCATTTCATAGGCATGAGCCATGTCATCTCCACAAGTTATAGCACCTGGAACATCTGGAAATAGGACTAGAAGCGTATTTTCGTCTTTCTCAAATGTTGCTACATAAACTAATTTTGTCATATAAATAACCTCTTTCTATTTTATTGTGCGGGCTATTTTAAGCCCGCTTTTTTTAGTATTGAGTGTTCTAAACCTTTGTCTAGGTCTTTATTGTGCATTGGTACAACAATCGAAATCTTTTTGTCATTTTTTAAGTTTAAATGTGAACCATTTTGTCGAATTTCTTTAAATCCATTTTTCTTTAATAGTTTTACCATTTGTTTTGATGTCATTGGCATTTGAACAACCTCCTTACACTATATATTATACGCCATATTTACGTATAAGTCAAGCGTTTTTGCGTAAAGAAGGCGTATTTTTTATATGGAAACAACCCCAAAAACCATAAACTCATCATGTTCGTTTATAATAATATCTTTGTACTTCTTATTAAGCGAAACCAATTTCGCACCATTTTCATCGTATACTAGTTTTTTAATAAAACCCTCGCCGTTAAGATTAGCAATAACAATTTGATTGTTGTACGCCTCAGAAGTCTTTTTAATAAATATAATTTGCCCATCTGAGAATAGTGGAAGCATGCTATCGCCGTCTACATATAGGGCATAATCGTGTTTAGGCACGTTACCAGTATAATTAATCTCCTCGCTGTATTCGTCCGCTAGGATAGCCCCAGAGCCCGCTGATGCGTGTCCGTATATACTAATAGTTTCAAACATTGGATAAGTGCCCTGTTGTTCTTCCAGTTGCTCTGTTGCGTAATTATACACGTTTTCTTGTCTTTGTGGTTCTAGTTGGTTGTACAGGGTGGTTATTGTGGTTTTGGTTTTTTCATTCCTATCTGGAAAGAAAACGTCAATATTTACATTCAAGACGTCCGCCAATTCAAATAGTAAATCTTGTTTCGGCATACGANATCCGCTTTCATAATTTGCTATGGTAGATTTTCCCACGCCAATTTTTACTGCTAATTCTTCTTGAGTTAAATTACGTGTAGTTCTCAACTCTTTTATTATGTTACCTGCATATTTTGCTAAATTAGTCATTTTTTAGCCCCTTTCACTTGCTTATAGCGCTATTATACACTAGTTTTTTTTTGTTTTCAATAAAAAGTTCACGAAAAGTGAAGAAAACTATTGCATAAGTTCACGGAACGTGATATACTAATGTTACAGCAAAAGAAGAGGAGGTGTTCGATATGCAAAGTACTTTGATGATTTTAAGAAAGACAAAAGGACTTTCACAAAAAGGACTTGCAGAAGTTTTGGGTATTAGTGAAGAATCTTATCGAAACAAAGAACTCGGAAAGACGCAATTCAAGATGAATGAGATGTTTGAACTTGCAACAATATTCGATGAAGATGTAGGAAAAATTTTTTTACCTACAAAGTTCACGAAAAGTGAACAATCAAAATCAGTAAGTTAAATTAAGAAAGAGGTTATTAGAATGAGAGTAGAAATAGAAAAAGGGAATTACAGATTAGTAGCACACGGAAGCAGCATGTATTCAGTAGAAGAGTTAACAGAAAGAGGCTGGGAAGTAAGAACAGCAACAGCGGATAGAAATTATGCTTATGATTGCCTTGATAATGTATTAGGGTTAGTGCCTAAATACTCATACTAAAAGACTTCATCAAAAAAAACTTAAAAAAACTGATAATCACTATTGACAAGGTGAAAAGATGATGATGATACACTTGAAAAAACTGAACAATTTAGGAGGTAGAAAAATGATAATGGAACAGCATTTAATTTTAGGGCATGGAATAGAAGATAAGGTTATAATCCATAAAAATGCAATATTGTTAGTTAGAGCGACAAAAGTAGGCACAGAGATTTTAACGTATGATGGTTGGCATTATTGTGCGTTGAACATTGATGAAATTCATTCATTTTTAAAAAAATAAAAGGACGAATTAACGCCCTTAAGAAAATTATCCATGATGAGTACCTTTGCAACAATGACCGCAACCGTCAGGATTGTAACCTAACGATTTTGCTTTCATTTTTGCACTTAGATAATTAGGATGTACTCCTAAATCTACACGATTTGCAGTTGTTGGAAGATAAGAACAATTTGCTACGTGAATTTCATTGTAAACACCATCGTGCTTGATTCTATTAATGTAGTATCGCATAATATTCGCCACCTTTCATAATTATTTCGGTATAGCAGTACCGATAACACAATTATAACACGAAAGTGAACAATCAAAATCAGTAAGTTAAAAGAAAGAGGTTATCAAAATGAGAGTAGAAATAGAAAAAGGGAATTACAGATTAGTAGCACACGGAAGTAGCATATATTCAGTAGAAGAGTTAACAGAAAGAGGCTGGAAAGTAAGAACAGCAACAGCGGATAGAAATTATGCTTATGATTGCCTTGATAATGTATTAGGGTTAACGCCTAAAATACAATACTAAAAACTACTCTTGACAAATGATGATGATGATAAACTCGATTAACAAGCGAAAAGGAGTGAGAAAATGAGAGAGTTAAAGGAACTACGAAAAAACAAAAAACTCTCTACAAAAGAAATATCAGAATTTATCGGTGTAAGCATGAGTTATTACAGTTTGATAGAGAATGGGCGGAAGAGTCCAAGTTTCACATTCTTGTGTAAATTTAAGGATGCTTTTCCAAAAAAGAGTGTAGATAAGATATTTTTTCCAAAAGAAAAAGGCAAACTCTAGTGCTAGTAGAATCTGCCTGCACAATTTTTATTTTGGTTTGAACATCTAGCACATGCAATTGTTACTTCACTGGTAGTGTCGCCCAGTACTGCAAACAAAATAGTGGTCCTTTACTCCTAAATCTAACTGTAAACGTCTCTTCAGTTTCTCACCTATTCGGACTAATTTACAGAAAGATTATCCCGTTTTTATGACTTATACAGTCAATGGCTTCACGCAGCCAATGTTCCCCAGAGGATAGGAAAATGTCAAGAGGGCTACACTAACAAACCACAGTAGCAGTCAAAACTGCTTCTAATAATTTTTTCATTACAACCAGCTCCTTCCACTTTTGGATTTCCTAAATATAAAATCTAGGATAGGGAAATTATATCAAAATATTTACCAATAGTAAATATATCAAACGAAAGGAGTGAGAGAGTGAAAGTTCGAGGTATAACAACAAATCACAGCAAGTTAGGAGGAGAGAGAAATGAGTGCGAGATATTTTAGGTTTAAAGGCAAAATACATTCACAACCAACTACTTACAGCGAAATTAATACTGAGAAAATGAAAAATTTAAACGAGGCATTAGAAAAAGCAAGTGCTATAATTTCAGAACTTGCAGTTTCGGGTTGTGATATAGATTTGATAGTAATTGAGAAGCAAAAAAATTAATCTTTGATATTGATTTTTTGAATTTCATTGATGTTAATATTTCTAATATATTTTTTACCGTTATTCGAACCACTAAAAATATAATTTGAAATATCTTGAGCATTTAAAAAATCATGATCCGTAAATTTAATTTTATTGCCATCAGTTTTGATTACATTTACTTGATGAACATTGAATAATGTTTCAAAACGTCCAGTTAAATCAATTATCGCAATATCCATGATACCCCTCCTTTCATAATTATTTCGGTATAGCAGTATCGATAATTTAATTATATCAAGAAAGTATGGGCAAAGAAAGGAAGTGAACAAAGTGAAAAAAATTCCAGCTCTTACTATCCGTGAAAGAAAAGAAATATTACAACAATACGAATTAACAGCCGTTGACATTAGATTATTAGAATGTAAAGGAATTAATGCAGCAAGAAAAATAATAAAAGAAATACAGAAAGAATTTCCACAATATGAGTACAACGGATTGAATATTTATTCGGCTTGTTATATAGAATGGAAAAACAAAAAAGCACCGGGCGCAACCGATGCTCAACGAAAAATTTAGCATATCTTTTTCTATTGTTAATTATAGCAGTAGAAATAAGATTTGTCAAAAAATGGAGGTTATATCAAATGATAAAAGTAATCGATTTAGATTTTAGACCATATCAGGATAAGTCGAAAAAGAAATCCTATTACCGTACCACAAGCAAAAACAAAAAAGATAATATTGAAATACGTGAAGTAGTAATTGGTGTCAAGGAGGATAAAAGCAATGGGAAAGGCAATTGATAAAATGGTTGATCTAATGTGTGCAGCCAATGATTGGCTTGATGAGAAACATGAAAAGTATGCATCGAAATTATTGTGGTTTGTGGCATTTCAAGTTGTAGTAATGATTATACAAATGATTATAAATGAATTGTAAGAAAGAAGTTGTTAATTTATGCCAACAAAAGAAGATACAAGGGCAATATATGAAAATTTATCAGATTATTTCAGACCAACACCAAAAATGATTGCAGAGAGAAAAGAAGAGAAAAGATTTACAAATGCCCGAAATAAAGTATTTGAAATTATGAGTATTTTAAATGGTTGTTGTTCAATCGACTATATCGTGGAAGAGGGCTCTGAAGACATTGAGAACGCCTTATATGAACTAAAAGAATACTTGAATAGAAATATAGAGTAAGGAGTAGAAAAAACGTGAAATTATGGGAATTAATGATAAGAGGTCATAGTGATACACCATACAAAATTATATGTAATGGCGAATGTATAAATTTACTGGGTTGTGACTTGTTAAATAGTAAGTTAGAAGATAAAGAAATATTAGAAATTGGGCATAGTAAAGATGGGATAATCGTTAAATTAAGCTAGGAGAGATAGATAGTGATTAACGTAGAATGTGATTTTGATTTTGGGTTTACACAAACCCCTAATGATTTTATTATAAGCGATTTAACAGACGGTGAATTTAGGTTGTTAATATACCTAATGAGCAAGTCGAGAAGATACAAAATAAGACAAGAAAATGTAGCGAAAGACTTAGGTGTTGCAATCAGAACGATTAGCCAAAGAGTGGCAAAATTAAAGGAAAAAGGCTACTTAATGATTGAAGAGAAAAAGAATAAAAATGGTCATTTTGATTACAAATATACAGTAACTAACCGTACGCAAGATATTGCGTGCCGCCGTACGCAGAAAACTGCAAATAACCGTACGCAGAATTCTGCTACGCAAAAAACTGCGTTACATACCAATACTAATTCCTTACCAATACTAATAAGTAATACCAATACTAAAAAAATATATAAAAAAGTTTTTACAATTACTGGTGAAGAAATAAAAAAAGTCAAAGTAACCGAAGAAGAATATTTGAAGCTTATTGATGATTACGAAGAAAAAGATATCCTGGAGCTAATTGAAAAAATGGAAAACTGGATATTGTCAAAGGGGAAGAGCCCATACAAAAATCATTATCGAGCATTGTTGAATTGGATTACGACAAATAAGTTGCAAAAAAAGAAGAATGGTTTTGCAGATTTAAAGAATGAATATTTTTAGGAGGAAAGCAGATGAAGTTTGAAGATACAAAAGAATTGCTGCTATTGTTAAATTCTGAATATCAAGGAATGTTGACGAATAACAAGGAAGTTAACAATGCGAAAACAAATATGTGGTATATGCACTTGAAAGAGTTTAGCAAAGAAGAAGTGATGAAAGCAGTTTATACGTTAACTAGCAAGAAAGTATTTGGCAAACCGAACATTTCAGATTTGATGGACATACTAAAACCGCAAATGCAAGAGCAAAACATGGGTGCAGAATTTGCTGATAGATTTATTTTGTTACAAAAAAGTATAGGAACTGAAAACATGGGGAATGCGATTTTACAGGAGTTTGGAGAAATTGGTTTTCAAATTTACCAAAACAATAAAAGTTTTGCTCGCATGATGACATATGAAGAAGTTCCAACATTTAAAGCTCAAATTCGGAATACCTTTAACAGCATGAAGGAGAGGGAACGAGTAGGAGATAAAGTAGCGTTACCGTTCAAAGAGAATCAAACAATTATGAACAAGCTGAAAGAACTCGATTTGATTGGAGATGTGAAAAATGAATAGAGAAATTGAGAATTTTGGCGGTAATCATTACTTTGAAAGTTATGGCTTTAAAATCTATGAATACATGGTTCAAGAATGCAAGAGAAAGCATTTTGTAAAACAAGCTGATATTATGCGAGAGTTTGGATATAATCCAGATGATGCTACAGATGATAGAGATTTTCGATATTATCACAGTTATTTGAAAGAACAATATTTTGCAGGTAAGATTGAACATTGTTTTACAAGTAACATGTATGGATTGTACATCGCTGATGGTTATTTGATTAGTAATCAAAAGAAGAAGGCTGCCATTAAAGCGTGGAGAGAATACAAAGCATATAAAAATTCAGAAGATTTGAAACAGCAAAGACAATTAAAAATTTAGGAGGAAATAACAATGTCAACATTCGTTGGAAATTATACCGAAGATGTAAGTAAGTATGTTGAGAAAAAAGGCGGTCTTGATTATTTAAGTTGGGGCTATGCCCAAAAAAAAGCACGTGAACTTGATGAAAGCTTTGAATGGGAATTAGTCCCACTTGAAAATGGGAAACTGGTACACGATGGAATGGTTAAGGTTAGAATGGTATTTTTGGGAAAGGAATACAGACATTATTTTCCGATTTTAGATTATCGTAACAAAGCGATAGCTAATCCAAATGGTTTTGATATAAACACAGCTCAAATGCGTGGAATGGCGAAGTTATTTGCAATGGTTAGTGGTTATGGATTAAGTCTTTACACAGGCGAGGACATTAGAAATCTTGATGATGCAGGAAAGCAATCTGAAGTTGATAGTGAATTGATGGCAGTAAAAAAAGATTTTAACAAGTACTATTTGGCGATGAAAGAATCTAGCGACAGTAAAAAACAACAAATGCTAGAAGAATTTAGAGCACATGATATTGTGATTGGTGATGTTTTAGACAAAGATAGATTGTCACAATTGCCGATAAATAAACTAAAGATGTTAACAATTCAGTTAGGCAATATTTTAAATAGAGAGGAAGATTAATGTGTTAAATCGAGTAGTACTAGTAGGACGATTAACAAAAGACCCGGATTTACGACAAACCACGACAGGTGTTTCAGTTGCCACATTTACAATTGCAGTAAAGCGAATGTTTGCTAATCAAACAGGAGAGCATGAAGTTGATTTTATTCAAGTTATAGTATGGCGTAAGGCGGCCGAAAATGTTGCGCGCTATGTTGGGAAGGGTTCGCTTGTCGGTATTGATGGAAGAATGCAGACACGCTCGTACGACGCATCAGATGGCTCAAAACGCTATGTAACGGAAGTTATAGCGGATAGTGTGCAATTCTTGGAGAGTAAGAACAATGGACAACAAACAACAGCAGGACAAAGAACTAAAACAAATGATATGAATTTTGCTAGTTCTGGTGTGGTTGATATCAGTGATGAGGATCTTCCATTTTGAAACAAGGAATTGATATAGAGTGAACATTTGGAAAATAGAGATACCCATGCGACCATATCCAAGCCCAAGACCAAGAGCAACTGCGAGAGGTGGCTATGCTAGCGTATATATGCCAGCAGAATACAAAAAGCATAAAGAGTTAGTGCAAACATATTTTCCAAAATTGCAGTTAACAGGACCACTTATGGTAAACATGGAATTCTATTTCAGACCACCGAAAAGTTGGAGTAAGAAGAAACTTGCTGAATCGTTAAATAATTGGCACACGCAAAAACCAGACAAGGACAATCTAGAGAAAACAATCATGGATGCAATGAACGGCCATGTGTACAAAGACGATAGCCAAGTATGTGTTGGCCAAACATTAAAAAAGTGGGCGATTGAAGATAAAATCGTGGTAACAATAGCTGAATTAGAGGTGTAGTCATGAGCGAAGAAATAAGCAAAATTTGGAAATGGGAAGAAATAAACTTACAGAAAATATCTAAATTGCAAGAAACACACAATATCTATGTTGTTGCACAAGATAAACGAGATAAGTCCTATAAACAGATTAGATTTATGTATGCAATTTTGAAAGAGTTTGCTATCGAGTATTATGGTACGCCAGATAAGAGCACGATAGAGGAATTGAAGTATGCGTTTTATGCAGATTTTGAGAAAGCGCATAATTTAGAGGCTTATAGGACAGTTACAGCAAGCGTCTCACAAATGAAAGTGTTCCTTGACTGGTTAATCAAAACATTAGCAATTGATTTCTGCTTTTCGATATCGTTAGATTTAGTTGAAGAGGAATTTAAAACGCAATGGATATATGCAAACACTTGCGCAAGGATTTGTTGCATTACAGGAAAGGCTGGTGCGGATATATGCCATGTTAGTAGAGCAGTAGGAATGGGAAGAAACAGAAACAAAATAGACCATACAAAATTCAAAGTGATTTCATTGGGAAGAGAGTATCACACCGAAGAACATGCGGAGCCAGATTTTTTAAAGGAACGTGGTTTATACGGTGTTACATTGAGCGAATTTGATTTTAATAGATTAGGAGTTAGAGGAAAATTTGAAGTAAAAGAGTAATAGAAGTAACCGTGAATGGAGACAAGCAAAAAGAAATTAATTGGAGGAAAAAGAATGAAATATAAACATTATGCAATAGATTTCGATGGAACAATAGCGGAAGATAATTTTCCAAGAATTGGTAAGTTGAAACCACATGCAAAAAGGGTAATGCAACGGATAATTGATAATGGTGGAACAATAGCAATAAACACTTGCCGATGTGATGAAAAGGCAATAATGGCATTTCAGTTCCTGGAACATAATAGAATACCGTTTACAACATTCAACGAAAACAACCAAGAATTGATTGATTTATATGGCGGAGGAAATCCACGCAAAATAAGCGCTGATGTATATATCGACGACAAGAACATATTTTGTAATGATATAGATTGGTTAGCAATAGAAAAAGAAATATTTGGCAATAACAAAGAATAATCGAGAGGAGAGAGAAAATGGCAAAATTTGAATTATTTAACGACCATTTCCAAAATTATAAAAGATACAACATACCAAAAGCACAATTAGTGATTGCGGACATACCTTACAACTTAGGTAATAACGCTTACGCATCAAGTCCAGAATGGTATGTTAATGGAGATAACAAGAACGGCGAAAGCAACAAAGCCAATAAAGCATTTTTCGATACAGACATCAAATTCAACATTGCGGAATTCATGGCTTTTTGTAATAAGCTCATAAAAAAAGAGCCGAAAGAAAAAAATAGCGCTGGTGCAATGATCGTGTTTTGTGCCTTTCAACAAATGCAAATGGTTATAGAGTTTGGTAAGCAATATGGCTTTAAAAATAGTTATCCGATTGTATTTTGTAAAAAGAGTTCAGCACAAGTGTTAAAGGCGAATATGAAAATCGTTGGTGCCACAGAATATGCTGTTGTGTTGTATCGCGATAAATTACCAAAGTTTAGAAATTTTGATGAGGAATTACGAAAAAATAGAATGATTAAAAATTGGTTTGAATGGAAAACTGATAACAAAAAAGTTTATCCCAAAATACATCCAACACAAAAGCCAGTAACATTGTTGAAGGAAATTATTGAAATTTTTACGGACGAAGGCGATGTTGTAATTGATCCATGTGCCGGAAGTGGAAGCGCGTTAAGAGCGGCTGTTGAACTTGGTAGAAAGGCGTACGGATTTGAAATCAAAAAGGATTTCTATAAAGATGCGCAAGAAAAAATGTTGTCTAATATTCCAACTCAGTCAAAAAAGATTGGGCTGTTTTAAACAAACGGATATAGCGATAATAAATAGTAATAGATAGGGAGAGAAGAAAATGAAAAAATATAAAGAAAAATATTATGTTCAGGACACAATCAATCACAGGTTACTTGTTCAAAATGAAATAAACAAAGTGATTTTTGAATTACAAGAGCGTTTGATAAATCATGATACTGATAAGATATTAAATGACGTGATTTATGATTGCTATGCGCCAATTGTTGCAGAATTACGAACAGTAGAATACGATACACCAAAATACCATGAGTTAATCGACAAAATGGATATTGGTTGGGAAGAGCACATGAAAAATAGACATCACTGGGTAGAAGAAAAATACAATAAGGAAAAATTGAAAGAACTTACTATTATGGATTTGGCTGAAATTGTGTGTGACTGGATTGGGGCAATGAAAAGAAATATTTCAGACGATGAGCAAATAATGCGTGGTGTTGAACATAACATCAAACGTTATGGCTTAGAAAATTGGGATAGCTTGATAATTCAGACAGCTAGTTGTTTGCTTTATCGTTAACCCTATTGATAGTTAACAATAATCAATAAAAAGAAAAGGACTGATTAGTCAACATCAAGTCCTCTTCTTGTGATTTCGGTAGCGGTAGCGTTTATATATTTTTTGATGGCTTCATCTTCGGCATTTCTAGCGGTTCTAAGCTTATTGAAATATTTTATCAAGCGTTCATCCGAAAAAGTTTTTATTCTATCAGAGAATTTACTTATTTGTTTTTCTTCATCATTGTGTTTTAGCCAATAAATACCGTAGATAAAAGTAAAAAAAGATAAAACAGTCACTATTCCCGCTACATTTCTTAACATCAGCATTTTTTCCAACTCAACGCACCACCTTATAATGTGCATTATAACACAGAATATTAAAAAAATGAAAGGGGCTATTAGTTAAATGACAAAAGACCAAGCAAAGGAATACGTTTATAGCGTACTTGATGCCGAACGTAAAAAAGGGCATTCGATACGTAAAATCGATGAACAGATAGAATATCAACGAAGACGAAGCTATCCGAAAGGTATTACATATAGCGATGAAAAAACACAAGGTGGGGAAGTCATTGACGTTTTTATGGAATCTACGCACAAGATAATAGAACTGGAAACAGAGCGCAGGGAATACACTACACCAGCCCCAGAGTTTATTAATTTATTGGGTGAGTTAGACCCATTGGAATATAGCGTAGTGTTTGCCTATTATGCAAATAGTAAGAGCTTTGGCGATATAGCACAAAGTTATACCAACGCAAATATGAATGCACCAAGCGTACACACTTTAAGAAGTATCAAACGTCGAGCAATCCAAAAAATGATAAAAAAAGTGTGAAAACTATTGCATTTATATAGACCATGTGTTATAATTAAAGAGTACCAAAGAGAGGTGCAGAAAGGAGGGAAGAGATATGTTGAATATAATTGAGGGTATAAAAAAAATTCGATTAAAGATTACTAAGTTCTCACTAAACTTGGGAATAATCAAAATCGAATTTACAACTACAGAAAGAGACGAGGCATAGCCTCTCTCTCCCCTTAAAAATATTATAGCACATATCTCGCATAAAATGAAAATCAATATAGAAATTTACCCAAAAAGGATTTTAGTTGTAGTCATAATAATCATTGCAATACTGGGAATTGCAAAATATTTAGTTTAGTATAGGGGGTTATTAATATGGTAGTATCAGAAGCGCAAAAAAGAGCAACAGCCAAATGGCGAGAGAATAACAAAGACAGAGTTAATCATAGCAGGCAGTTTAATGCTTCAAAGTCATTTATACGGACAAAAGCAACAGAAGAAGAATTGCAAATACTTGAGGAATTAATCACAGAACGTAGAAAAAATCTATAAAAAAATAAAACTTGCACCAAAAATATCGCTAAATATCGCTTTGTATGTGTTATTATGGTATTGTGAGAATTTTATACAGATGGTGTCCCCTAACCACACAAGAATAGGGAGTTATTCAAGGATGGTTTTGTTGTTTTCCATAAAGCAGCATAGAGCATTAGAGAAATCTAGTGCTTTTCTTTATGCCAAAAATTAGGAGGAAACATGAAAGATAAAATAATTGAAATGTTTAAACAACAAAACATAGAATTAATAAACACTGCAAATATAATAGATGCCCAAAGACAAACAATAAAAGGTAAAGAACTTGTGTTTAACAATGGAGTAAAAATATTTGTACCGAAAGGGATATGGTCAAATGTTAAAAAAGATTTATGAAATAATTATAAAATTCCGCGATTGGATGTTAAGAGAGTGAGGTGTTCTGATTGGAAAAAAACAAAGGATCAACAGCGCAACAAAAATTGTTTATAGACGAATGGTTGAAGTTAAGGAAAAAGAATCAAACACAAGCAGCTATAAATGCAGGATATAGTGTGAAAAGTGCAGAATCACAAGCAAGCCAACTCCTAAAGAATCCTAAAGTTTTAGAATATCTGAAAGAGAGAGAAAGCCAGTTAGAACAAGGATTAAGAGAAGAGTTCATATTTGATGCTTTAGAGGCTAGAAAAATCATGCGTGAAATTATGAACGATGAAGAAACACCTCACGCAGTTAGATTAAACGCTGCTAAAGATTTCCTTGATCGCGCAGGGTTTAAGCCAGTAGAAAAACGAGATACAAATATAACGGGTGGACTTGATTTAAGGATAGAGGCAGATTATGGCAACGACGATTAAAGTTGGGTTCAATCCTATTTTCAAAAATTTTAACAAAACAAAATGTAGATATCGATTGGCGAGAGGCTCTGCGGGTAGTGGGAAGAGTGTAAACATCGCACAAGACTTCATTATGAAATTGGGGGATGAAAAGTACAAAGGCGCTAGTTTGCTGTGTGTTCGTAAGTTTGATGGCTCTAATAAGTCGAGTACATTTGCGGAGTTGTGTTCGGCTATTTACAAGATATATGGTAGTAATACAGACCTTGTTTGGGAAATAAAGCAAAGTCCGTTAATGATACATAACAGGCTGACAAAGAATTCTATTATATTTCGTGGTATGAAAGATGAAGCACAACGAGAGAAAGTCAAATCAATTACTGTACCTAATGGAGATATTGTTTGGTTGTGGATAGAAGAAGCAACGGAGTTGACAGAGTCTGATGTAGATATATTAGATGACCGGTTACGCGGTAAGTTAGATAATCCAAATTTATATTATCAAATCACTTTTAGTTTTAACCCGGTTAACGCCATGCACTTTTTGAAACGAAAATATTTTGATATGCCAAGTGACGATGTATTCACACATCATTCTACATATATGGATAATCGCTTCATTGATGATGCATATGACAGACGTATGCAACGACGAAAGAGAGAAGATCCAGAAGGTTATCAAGTGTATGGTTTAGGGAATTGGGGAGAACTTGGCGGGCTTATATTGAATAATTGGGAAGTATTGGAGTTTGACACCAACCCGTCAAATTTTGATACTTTTGTTTTATCTCAAGATTTTGGGTTTAACCATGCCAATGCATTAGGCGAGATAGGTTTTCGTGATGGTAATTTGTATGTATGCCGAGAACTTTACGAATTTGAGAAAGATACATCTGAACTGATAGAACTAGCAAACAGAAAAGAATTCTCGAAGAAACATACAATGTGGTGTGATAGTGCTAAGATTCAGGTTTGGCACTTAACCCTGTTAACTGCTGGAAACCCCTTAGAGCCTTATTTACTACAACGTGGTTGGAAACAACGAGCGTGACAGTTTGAAAAAAATAAGGATTGGGCAATCAGCAAGGATTTCACTATTATGTTGATGAACAATCTCACGTATTGTATAATGTATAGCATAAGTAGATGATACTATGCAGAAAAGAATATGTGATATTGTAGGATATGAAAAAGTAAGAAATTGTTATTTCGTAAGCGATGATGGCAAGGTTATCAGTAATGCGACAAACCCGATATACCAAATAGAAGAAAACAAAGAACTAAAACAGTTAAAAAAGACAGGCGGATATCTTAATGTTTGCCTTCTGTGTAACGATGGTTCAAAAAAATGGTGCAGGGTGCACAGATTGGTCGCGGGTGCATTTATTGAAAACCCACATAATAAAAAACAAGTAAACCACTTAAATGAAAACAAGCAGAATAATGTTGTTGGAAATTTAGAATGGGTATCCGCAAAAGAAAATAGCAGATATACAAACTCAAAAGGGTTGTATTGCTATTCATTGGATGGAGAGCTTGTAAAACATTACAAATACGCAGTTGATGTTATAGAAGATGGGTTTTCAAGCCATGCCTTTAATGTGGCAAGAGGAATAGAAAAAACTCATAAAAAACATTACTTTTCATACGAAAAACTAAGCAAATGTGAAGTTCTTCAACGACTATCGAAATCATACCCGAGGTCGGGTAGAAGAAAGTAGAGTAGGTGCAAGCGTACCGAAAAGCAGGGGTGCTGAAAAGCACAAGATATAGTCTGAACTATATAGAAATATATAGCTGACCGCCTTAGAAATAGGGCGGTCGGTTTGCGTTTAGCGAGCGCAAGCGAACACGTAGGAACCTGACCGCATTAAGATGTGGAAGAAGGCCGGTTATAGAGCGCAAGGTGTAAAAAAAGAGCCGGGAAGTGTAAATGCACAGATAGATTATTTAAAGCAACATAAGATATACATTCACCCAAGTTGCATTAACACAATAAAAGAAATTCAGCAATGGAAATGGAAAAAAGATGAACAATCAGGATTGTATTTGGATAATCCTGTAGAATTCATGGATGATGCAATGGCAATGTTAAGGTATTCAATCGAGAGCCTTAGAAAGCGTAGAAAAGCACAGTCAGTTAAGAAAACCAATTTAGGAATAAGATAGGAGACTAACAATGGAAAATAAATATGTAGATATAAACATACCGGAGTATAAGCGGATACGAACAGAGAAAAAGAACTTTGTAAAAAAAGAGATAGAACAGTTTGTTAAAACGTTTAAACAAAATAATCAACTTAGGTTTAATCATTTGTATGACGCATACAAGAATAAAAGCATGGTAGATGATAAGCGAACAGATGATACTTATGTTCCAAATCACAAAGTGAAGATGGCCAATGCAAAATATATCACGAACATGGCTACGAGTTACTTTGCAGGTGTTCCGGCAACATGGAAATGTGAAGACGAAGAAATTGACGATATATTGCAAGCAGTATTAACAAGTAACGATGATGGCGGTCATCAATACAAAATGGCTAAGCTTGCAAGTATTTGCGGTACTGCTGTAGAGATGTACTGGCGAGATGAATTACATTTCCGCTACAGTAACATTGATCCGCGTACAGCGTTTGTTGTATATGATGACGCGGTTGAATGTAATCCCATTTTGGGTATCAGGATTATTGCCATTAGCAAAGATGACGAAATGGAAAAAGAAGTCGTTGAAGTGTCAGATGATACTTATATGTGGAAATATATTTCGGTTAATGGTGATTTTACTGAAATAGCAAATGATAAAGGCGAGGCTGAAATGTCCGAGCATTTTATCGGTTGTGTGCCAATTGTAGAGGCGGCAAACAACTTGGATAACATGAGTGATTTTGAAACAGAATTAAGCATCATCGAAACACTTAATGTAGTGAATAGTAATACAGCAAATGACATTGAAGCATTTACTGATGCATTTTTAGTGTTACGTGGATATGAGGCTACAGATAGAGAAGAGATGGCACAAATTAAAAAAGATAGAACACTGCTACTAGATGAAAATGGTGGAGCAGAATTTCTAACAAAAAATAGCGATGACACAATGCAGGAGAATTTTAAAAAACGACTTGAGAATGCGATACATAAATTGTCGCAGGTTCCTAACTTAACAGATGAAAGTTTTTCTAATAACCTATCAGGTGTGGCAATACGGTTTAAATTAATAGGACTTGATGCACTGGCAGGCGAGAAAGAGCAAATGTACCGTGAATTGGTTAGAAAGCGTTTAGAAGCAATCAAGCATCATTTAGAAATACGTGGTTTGATAAAAGATGTGAAGTTGAACAGTAGCGATTACGTGAAGATATCATTTCACCGCAACTTACCACAAAACTTACTGGAACAATCGCAAGTGATTAATAACTTACAATTACTTTTATCAGAACAAACGCAATTGGAATTGTTACCGTTTGTTGAGGATGTTCAGGCAGAGTTAGATAAAAAGAAAGAAGAAGCAAAAGAAGAAAACATCCCAGATGGACCATTTAATAACGAGGTAGGTGCAGGAGATGGCGAGAAAGCAAACAGATAGTTATTGGTCAGAGCGTGCAGAACTACGTGAGCATGAAGCGACTAGCATTTCAGAGGATTCATTAAAACGTCTAAAGCGTGAATATGACCGAATAAGAAATGAAATGCAGAAACAGACTGCTCTATTGTACATGAAATATGCTAATGAAAACGGCTTAACGATTGCTGAGGCAAAAAAACGACTTACAGAAAAAGAAAAGCAAGATTTACGGGTATCTTTAGAAGAATATATAGAAATGTTTAATGGTGATAGTAATGAGTATGCTGAAATGCTTGATAGAATCTCTACACGCTTACGTGTAGGGCGATTAGAAGCATTGGAGACACAAATAGACCTGCTAACTGATTTGTTGCAAGAAAGGCAAATAAATGAGTTAGGTGGTATGTTGCCGAATGTGTATAGCCAGTCATATTACAAGAAGATATTTGATATTCAACAACGTGCTGGTTATGGTCGACCATTCCACAATATTAACATTGAAGCACAAAACATGATGAATTCGTATATTAATTACATAGACCCCAACAAGTTTAGTCGACGCTTGTGGGGAAGTACTGGGAAAATGATAAATGAATGGAAAAAGATTATTGAAGTAGGAATAACAACAGGTGCTAGTCAATATAATTTAACAAAGCAACTTGCTGAGCGCACCAACGTAGCTTATAACAGAGTTAAGACACTTGTAAGAACTGAAACATCGATGATACATGGACAAGCAACGCTAGATGGTTACGCACAAAATGAAGTAGAAGAATACGAATTTCTAGCAACACTTGATAGTGTTACCACAGATATTTGCCAAAAACGTGACAAAAAAAGATATAAAGTATCTGAAGCAGAAGTCGGAATAAATTATCCACCACTACATTACAATTGCCGAAGTACAACAATTGAAGTATTGCCGAAATGGCTGGAAGATATTGTTAGAGATGGAACAGAAACGAGAGCTGCGCGTGGTGAAGATGGCAATACTTATAAAGTGCCTGCGGATATGAACTATGATGAGTGGCATGATAAGTATGTGGTTAAAAATAATGAGGCACAAAAAATACTCAATAAAGCTAAAATTGTAGAGCCCAAAATAACAGATACTTTAAAAGATATTGCAAAACAAGCAGGAACTAAATTAGAAGGACTTGAGTATAGGTTTAAAGGATTAGATTCGCTTGTTAGAAAAATGCAAACTACAGATGCAGAAATAAAAGATGCTCTGCGCTATACTTTTGTTGCAGAACAAGGAAATTACACTCAAAGTTACACCCAAATTGTTGAATTACTTAAAGCAAAGGGGTATAATGAAATTGTGATGAAAAACTATTGGCTTAATTCAAATAATCCTTACAATGGGATAAATACAAATTTATTAAGTCCTGAAGGTTTTTTATTTGAGATTCAGTATCACACACCTGAAAGCTTTACATTAAAAAATGGTTTATTACATGAATTATATGAAAAAGCACGTATACTAGATGAAGATTCGACTGAATACGCAAAATTACAAGATGAAATGTTTAAGTTGTCAGACGCACTCGTAAAACCCAAAGATCTTGATAAGATAAGGAGATGATATAATGCCAACATATTACAAATTGTTAGATAATAATAACTATGGAACTATTGTAAGTGCAAATGGGCGATTACAATATAAGTATAAGCCTAAAGAAGCACAATGGATTCGTAGTGGCGTTATGTTACATTATTTTAGTGATGAGTCTGACAGATACGGATTGTATGAAGAAATAACAACTGCAGAAGCGATGGAAATTACTGGAGGTGTTAGTTGTTGAATCGTTTGATTGAAAAAGCATTGGAAATAGCAACTAAGGCACATGATGGGCAAGTTGATAAAGCGGGTAAGGAATATATCGAACATCCAAAATATGTTGCAAGTTTAGTTGATACAGATTATGAAGTGGTAACTGCATTATTGCACGATGTTATTGAAGATACAGATGTAACAATTGATTACTTAATTGAGCAAGGAATGCCACCAGAAGTAGTCATAGCAATTGATGTTTTAACAAAGAAACAAAATATAGATTATTTTGATTACTTAGAAAACGTTAAAAGGAATTCAATTGCAAGAAATGTGAAATATGCAGATTTGACACATAATTCTGATATTTCACGGTTGGTAAATCCGACAAAAGAGGATTACGAACGTATAAAAAAATATAATAAAGCAATGGCATATTTAAAAGAGTAGGTATCTAACTAGATAATTAGTTAGGTGCCTGTTTTTATCGAGAATTAATAGCGATAGAAGGTACAGAAAATGAATTAATAGAGTTCCTAAATAAAGTTGATTAGTGTATAATAAGAGTGTGAGGAGTGAGGCTTATGACAGAAGCAGAAAGAAAATGGGTTCTTGATACTATGGATGGCGATAGGCAAACATCGTTATACGCTGCTGCTGGTATGAGTGTTCCTATCGAAAGTATGCCCCATAAGTTTGAAAATGACCTAGAAAAAGAATGGTATTTAGAAATGATAGAAGATTTGAAACGAGAAAAAGAAGAATGGGCAAAAAAAGGTATAAAAATCATGTGGGAAATCCCATTCATGTAAATTACTGGAGGTGTTGTTTGTGACTGCTTTGTATAATAAGTCGTTGAAAATAGCAACAATGGCACATAAAGGACAGGTGGATAAAGCAGACGTTGACTACATTGAACACCCCAAATATGTTGCAAGTTTAGTTGATGCAGATTATGAAGTGGCAACAGCACTATTACATGATGTTGTTTCAGACCTTGCATTAAAAGAATGGATTAGAACTACTGGAAGTGATATAATGAAAACAAACGAAAACAAGTTTGGAGAATTGTTTTTGAAGCAAACAGGAGTTTCAGCAAGAGTGGCCGCAATATTTGGGTATGATGCAATTTATATTGAAAATATTAATGCCTATCTTGTTTTAAACAGAGGAGTGATTAATTATGTCGATTGAGTTAACGCCTTTTGAATATGAAAAAGAAATTGAAGAAAAGTATTTTAAGTTATACAAAGACTTAAAAGAAAAATATATCGATAAACAGTTAACACCTATACTACAAGAGTTGGCTGTCGATATTGATGTTATACTAGCTATTCCATTTAAAAACGAAACGGAATGGCGCTCACTTTTAGAAAAAACTGATAAAAAATTTAGAGATAAATATTTAAAGTAGTTAGGGCATGATAGAGGAGCTGATTAATAGTGAGTAAATTTATGAAAGACGAACATTTTGCGGAAGTACAAAAACTAAATGCAGAATTGTTAAAGTTTAATGCTAGCATTGGTTTTGCAATGCACCCAATGCCACTGAATCAGGGAGAATATGATGAATTGATAACTGTAGCTAAAAAAGCAATTGAATTAAAAGACCCTGATTACATAGATAAGCATTATGATATTGATTACAACAGCATTTATTAAATAAATACAATTGAATATAAAACAACCTAAAGTCGTAGAAATATGGCTTTTTTGTTATGAAAAAACGACCGAAGCGTAAAGTCGTTAAACTATTCGGATTATAGTCGGAGGACTTAAAACTGGAGGCTGTTATGTCTAGAAATACAAAAAAAGCACTACAAGAACCACAAGCAAAAAATATGCTTAAGTTCAATTTGCAACATTTTGCAGAAGGTGGTAATCCAGAAGGTGACCCTGCAGGACCTAATCCGGATATGATTTCTGTAGAGGAGGCAAATACGCAAAAACAACAAGAGATTGCTGCTGTAATTGCAAAAGAGCGGGCTAAACAAGATAAAGCCATGAAAGACATGCAAGAGCAAATACAAGCATTGCAACAAGCGCAGGACTTGGCTGGGCTGAACGAGCAAGACAAATTACAAAAGGAACTAGAACTGGAAAAGCAAAAAAGAGAGAGTCTAGAAAAAGAGATCAGTACGGAAAAAATCAAATCTGATGCTTTGACAGTGCTTGCAGAAAAGAAACTTGATGCAGAACTAGTAAATTTTGTAATTGCTGATGATGCTGAAAAGACATTGACAAACATTAACACATTAGAAGAAGTGCTGAACAAAGCAATCACGAATGCAGTTAATGAAAAATTGAAAAATGTTAATCCGCCAAAAGTTGCTACTGGTGACAATGGCGAAGACAATCCATTCGTAACTGGGAACTTAACAGAACAAATGCGATTGATGAAGCAAGACCCTGTTAAAGCAGAACAGTTAAAACAAGCTGCTAAAAAACAATAAAATTTGGAGGAATAGAAAATGGCAAAAACAAAAATTAGCGATGTAATCGTACCTGAGGTATTCGGTGCTTATGTAATAGCACAAACAACAGAAAAAAATGCACTTATTGATAGTGGAATTATGGTTCCCAATGAAAGATTATCAGAGTTTTTATTAGGTGGGGGGTCGACAGTTAACTTACCACGCTGGAATGTAATTAGTGGGGATGATGAAGTATTATCTGATAGTACACCACTTACACCAGGTAAAAATGATGCGGGAAATCAAATTGCTACTCGTTTACTACGTGGACGTGCATGGAGTACAAATGAACTAGCAGGAGTGTTCGCAGGTAGCGACCCAGCAAAAGCAATTGCGCAACAATTAGGTGCATATTGGAAAGGCGTCCAACAAAACATTTTGCTTTCAACTTTAAAAGGTGCATTTGGTGGTGCGTTAGCATCTACATACGTGAAAGATATTTCAAGTGGCTCTGGTACAGCTGCTATCATTTCAGCGACTGCAACATTAGATACTAAGCAATTACTTGGTGATGCGGCTGGTCAAATTGTTGCGGTTATGATGCACTCAGCGACAAAAACCGAGTTGCAAAAACAAAACTTAATCGAAAATATCCCGAATGCACGTGGCGAAATTGTGTTCCAATCATATTTAGGTTACCGTATTGTTGAAGACGATCGTATGCCAGTAAATTCAGGAGTGTATGATACTTACTTCTTTACTGCAGGTGCTATTGGATATGCAAACGTAATTCCGGAAACATTAACAGCAGTTGAAACAGACCGTGACAGCTTACAAGGTGATGATTTCATGATTAACCGTCAATGTTTAGCTATGCACCCAGCTGGATTGAACTGGAAAGGAATGCCAGCAGAATCTACACCAACAAATGCAGAATTATCGACAGCAACAAACTGGGATTTGGCTTACACTGATCCAAAAGAAATTGGGCTATTGTGCTTACGTCATAAATTAACATAGGAGGAAATGCAATGGGATTAGCAGCATTTAATCGAGCTAGAAGATTAAAAATGGTAGAAGAACAACTAAAAACAAAAGGTGAAAGCAAATTATTGGAAGAAATGACAATGGCTGAGTTGAAAGAAGTAGCAGACATTTTGGATTTAGAGTATAGTACTAGAATTAAGAAAACTGAATTGATTTCGCTGATAAAAAACAAAGAAGAAGTAATTGGTGAAAGTGATGGTGAAAAAAATGAAACCGGAACAGAAGACAAAAATGTTGGAGAAGACGAAGAAACGTCTACAATTGACGAATGATAATTCTAATGAATTGTTAGAAGATATAATCGAAGAAATTGGATATCGGATATTGCATTTTTGTAATCGCGATGATATTCCGGTAGCACTAGAATTTACCTGGTTACGCATGGTGGTAGAAGCATTTAAGAAAAATGATGCTTCTGCTACCTCTGATTTAGTTGTATCAAGTGTGAGTGAGGGCGATACCAGTGTTAGTTATGCGCAACCTACTGCTAATATTTCAAATTTGGTAAATGATATAGTGATGAATTACAAAACTGATTTATTACATTACAAAAAAATAAGGACGGTGAGCGGTAATGGTAAAAGATTTGTTAAAAGCCAATAGCACCCACCTACAATTGTTGTGGAATGATACAGTGACTGTAAAGCGCCATGTGGAATATAAGAAACCTAACAAGGCAACAGCAAGCAAACTGGAAGACGTTCATATTGATATCAAATGTCATTATTCACAAAAAACGACATCAACTAATCAGACTATTGCAAATAACGTCATACAGTACACCCACACGCTGTTTTATTCCTCTGATATAGAAATCCAAGCAGGAGATGAAATATGTGTGAATGTGAAGGGTTCTGGCGTTATGAGGATGTTTAAAAGAGCAAGTGAACCAATTTTGTATTTTAGTCATAATTCTGTTCAGATGGAGCGTGTTGATAGTGCCTAAAGATAATATGTTTTTGGACGCATTAAGCGAATTTGAAAAAGCGACCCAAGTAATGAAGGAAGCGAAAATGGCGACTTTAACGCAGGTTGCTAGATTAGTTCGTGATGAGGCTAAACAAAGTACACCAGTTATAAGTGGTGATTTGCGTAGAAACTACTACGCTACACCTGCTGTAATTGTAAGTGGCGAAAAAATAAGAGCAGAAGCCTATAACGCATTCGAAATGTCTAGTTATGAAGAACTGGGACATAGGCAGAAGAAACGTTGGGTACCAGGAAGATGGCAAGGCAACAAATTTATTTATGACCCAAATTCTAAAGGTGGAATGATGTTAACAGAACGTTGGGTGCCAGGCTCCTTTAGACTTACTACGATTGCAGATAAATACAGAAAATTAATTCCACAGATTTATGAAAAACAATTTGAAACATTAAAGAGGAAGTATGGTGTTAAATCATGACAATACAAGATATTATGGATGGATTTGTTGGTCAATTGTCTGAAGCATTTGGACATAAAGTCTATGATGAAGAAATTCCGCAAGGATTGGCTACGCCTTCTTTTTATACACAACTGAATAAGATGGAATTTGAACGTATGGCAGGGGGAAATAGAAAATATGAGTTGTATATCTCAACTACATTTTTTCCGCAAGACAGGGCAACAAAACGTACTGAATATAATGAAGTGTTGCAAAAGATATCTGAGAACTTTGATTATTTAAAAACAAAAGACAAGTTGTTACATCTTAAACTGCTTACACAAACAGAAAATGAAAGAGATGATGCACTTGTCTTTTTGTTTAGTACTACAGTTTATACACAAAAATCAGTGAGTGAAACTGAAAAAATGAGAGAAATAGAGGTGAGTGTAAATGTCTAAAAAAAATACAACGAAAACAAATACAGAAGTGGAATCAGAAGTTGAACAACCAAAAGAAAAGACATTTTTAAAATCAGCCTTTTTAAAGTCGGCTGAATATCGAAATGATGCACCATTGTTAGCGATATTGCTAATTGATGGTGAGCGATATACTAAACATCAAGTAGTAGATGTACTTGTTGAATACAAAAATAAGGAGGTAATCAATAATGGCTAGTGGAACTTTTACAACAACAAACAAAGAAAGACCAGGCATGTATAGTAATTTTCAAAGTGGCAAGATGCCAGTTGGAATAAATGCAAGTGGCGTTATTGCAATGACAATACCGTTAAACTGGGGAATTCCTAATACGTTTGAAAGACTAACAAGTCAATCGAATTTTTTTAATATTCTTGGACAAGAAATCGGTGAAAAAGATTTATTGTTAGTGCAAGAAGCTTTAAAGTCGGCACAAACAATATTATTATTTAATGTAGCGGGTGAAAGTAGTACAAAAGCAACGGGAGTGTTGGCAACTGATGTCGTTGTGGAAGCAACGAAATTTGGAAGGTTAGGTAATGATATTACCGTGATTGTTGAAGAAAATTTAGATAGTGATTTTGAGATAAGTACATATTTTAAAAGTACGTTAGTGGATAAGCAAATAATTGTAGAGGCAGAAGATTTTGTTGAGAATGATTATGTACGTATTAGTGGAACAGGTACATTGACTGATGTAAATGTGGCACTGACGGGTGGGATAACTGATCCAAGTACTGCAGATAATTATTTAGAGTTCTTCAAAGGGTTAGAGTTAAGAGATTTTTATGCTTTTTGTTTAGATACAAATGATGATAATATTAAGCGTACAGCTGCGAATTATTGTAAAAAATGGCGTGACCAAGAGGGAAAAAAAGTTGTGCTCGTGACAGAATTGTCTGCTAACTATGAAGGTGTAGTAAATGTTGCTAATGGCGTTGTTTTAGATAATGGAACTGCATTGACAGCATTACAATGCACACCTTACATTGCAGGATTAATGGCGAGTGCAGGAATTGACCGCTCTTTAACTTATACACACTATGACGGGGCAGTTGATGCAAATCCGCGTATGTTGCATGTTGATGTTGAGGATGCTTTAAAAGCTGGAAAGCTGGTTTTTACTAACAATCAAAATGCTGTTATGATTGAGCAAGATATAAATAGTCTTACTACTTTTACGGATTCAAAAAATAAAGAGTTTCGCAAAAACAAAATTATACGTATTGTTGATACATTACATAATGAATTATTGAATATGTATTCTAACAGTTTTATTGGAATTATTAGCAATGATGAAGATGGTCGTGAACTACTAAAGAAAGATATTTTAGCATTGTTGGAACAATTCCGGCAACATAATGCAGTAAATGAATTTACTAGTGAAGATATTGCTGTAATGCCGGGAACGGATAAAGATTCTGTGGTTGTAAACATGGCGATTTCTGTGGCTGATGCAATGGAAAAAATGTATGTTACAGTTACATTAAATTAAGAGAGGAGCAAAAAAGATGGAATATGCTAATGCTATAAGTGCAAATGAAGGTAAAATTTTTATGACAATTGCTGGTAAAACTCGTCAAATTGGTGAATTAATCAAATTGGAGGCGTCAATTGAAATTAATACTATTGATGTTAGAGTTGCTGGAAAACGTTTTACAGGTAAAAAAGCTGGTACTGTTACAGGATCGGGAAGTGTTAAGTTTCATTTTATTCAAAACGCACTACGTGATGTTACCGCCGAATATATTAAAACAGGTGTTTACCCATTAATTGATGTACAAGCAATCAATGATGACCCTGCTGTTTCTGGAAGCCGAATTGTGCATAACTTACGCGGATGTATTTTTACAAAAACATTATTGAATCTAGTTGATGGTGAAAGTGATGATATTGTAACAGAAGAATCAGACTTTACCTTTAATGATTACAAGAAAGTCTAAAATACTGGAGGAAAAATAAGATGAGTAAATTTAAGTCGTTTTTTAAAGAAAAAGCAAAAAAAATTGAGCCTGTTAAAGTGAAGTTGGATAGATTCGACGAAGAATTTGTCTTACAACCACTTACACCAAACCAACAAGAAAAAATCATGGACGCGAGCAAAAAAAGTAAGCCTGGTATGAAAGGGCGAACAGAACAAGTTGTGTCTGAAGGTAAGTTTACTAAATTGCGTGTGATTGAGGCAATGATTGTACCAGATTTAAACGATACAGAACTACAAGAATCGTACGGTGTTATGGGAGCAGAAGATTTATTGAATGCAATGCTTACAGCTGATGAAGTTACAGATTTATTAACAGCAGTGATAGATGAAGAAAGCGAAACTGTAAATGATTTGGTTGAAAAGGCAAAAAACTAATTGAGGCTGGTGATTGGGAAAGTACAATTATGTACTACGCCATCCACCAGCTTAATTTTCGTATTTCTGAATGGCTGATATTGTCTGAAAAAGAAAAAGCGTTCTACATCGCAGCCATACAATTACGCATTGAAGAAGAAAAAAAGCAAAATGAAGCAATGAAAAGAAAAGTGAGAAAGTAGGTGAGAAAATGGCAGGTTTTAGTCAAATATTTGAAATAGTTGATAAAATAACAGCGCCAATGAAAAAAATACAACAAGCGTACAACAACAGTGCTAAAGCTACCGAACAAGCAAAACGTACAACCGAAAAATACACAATGGCAAATAAATTGGCTGATATATCTACATTAAACTATTATAAAAAATTAGGTAAGACAGGCCAAGAATTACGTGACCTTGCGAAAGAACTAGGAATCGTAATACCCAAATTATACGATGTAGGAAATGCAGCGGAGAAAACTGGAGGCGCATTTGGGGGAATGTTCAGCGCGTTTACACTGTCCAGTCTTGCAATGCGTGGTATTGACCTTATCAAAAACGGGGTCATGGGTTTGTTTACTTTAGCGAGTGGGCAGACTAAACAAAAAAATCTATTGTATAGTATGGTTGGTGACGAGCAGACTGCAAATGCGTTGTTTGCCCATATTAACAATGTTGCACAAAATAGTACTGCCTCTGTGGGGCAATTAACAAGTGCTTACCAAACATTCATGAGTACTACGAAGAATGTTTCTAGTTTAGACAAATTGGCGAATATAACTGAACGACTTGCGATGTTCGATACAACCGGACAAGGTTTTGATGGGGCAACATTTTCAGTTAAGGAGTTAGCGAGTGGAGATTATACATCTATTGCGGAGCGGTTCAATATTTCGAGAAGTAAAATTCAAGAGATGGGAATTCATGAACTATTTAAAAAAGGCGATATTGAAGGTGGTATTGCACAATTTGAAGTCTTATTAGACCAAATGGGATATACGCAAGAAGCAGCTGAAAAAATGAGCAAAGACCCATCAGTATTATGGGGCCAATTCACATCTAATGTGCAAACTAAATTTGCAAGTGCAATGGATAGCGTAATGGCTAAAATCGTTCCATTAATTGAGCGAATGAAAGAACTTACTAATACAGCAGAGTTTGATAGATTTGTTAATTCTATTGTAAATTCGGTATCGTTTGCTGTTGGAGTATTGGCAAGTATTTTTGATTTTATTGTTTCTAATTGGGATGTAATGTCTAAAGTATTTTCCATTTCTGCTATTGCAATTGGTTCTTTTATTAGTGTTTTAGGAGTTGCTAAAGGTGCAGTATTGGCCTATAAAGTCGTTTCTATTATTGCTGCTACAGCTGCTTATGCATCGGCAGTTGCTGAAATGTTCAAAACAGGTGCAACGTGGGCTAGTGTAGCAGCGCAAAACGGCTTAAACAAAGCACTATATGCTTGTCCATTAGTATGGATTATTGCGTTAATTCTTGCGGTTATAGGCGTGCTGATTTACTGGAGTGAGTTAACTGGTGTATTGATGGGGCTTATTTTTATTTTTGGCGCTTATGTAATTAATATATTTATTAGTATAATTAACGTTTTTCTTACAGCTGCCGAATTTTTTGCAAACGTTTGGAAAGACCCAATGTATGCAGTAAAGAAATTATTTGTGGATTTATGGAATCAGATGGTTGATTTTTTTATTGCTCCTTTTATGGGTGCAATCGGAAGTGTAGGCGATGCATTAGGTGATGCATTTGTTAGTGGAGTAAATATAGCGATAGCTGCGGTAAATTGGCTGATAGGTTTGGTTAATAAAATACCTGGTGTTGATTTAGGTGATGGACTTTCAGCGTTTGCAAAAGGCGATAAAAGTTTCGCACAAAGTGGCTGGGATATGGCACAGAGTTGGAAAGCAGAAGCACCAACAACAGACGCCGACGTTTGGTCAGCTCCCAAAATGGACTACATGGATTATGGCAATGCATGGGATACAGGATACAACATGGGTTATAATGGTTCGCATGCAATTAAAGATGCTATTGGTGGTATGTTTGGATTAGGTGGTCCAGACCCAACACTAATGGATATAAACAGTCAGATGGGTGAATTGCCAGAAAATCTACCCGGAGCAATTAGTAACCCAGCATATACAGAAGAAGTTAATATCAGCGAGGAAAGCATAAAATTAATGCGAGATGTGGCTAATATGCGTTTTACACAGAACTTCGTTACAGTAACGCCGGATGTCAAATTTGGTGATGTAACAGTAAACGAAACTGCTGATTATAAAAAATTTGCCGACGGTTTAGTGGAGGAGTTGGAAGAAGGATTGCAAACTGCAGCAAGTGGGGTGTATGCTTAAATGAAAATCTATATTACGCAAGGTGCAGATAGAATTATATTGCCGATCAATCCAGAAAAACTACGTTTGACAGAAAAGAGCAAAAACAAGGAACAAAGCGTCTTGGGATTAGGTGATGTAAATATTCCTGATGTAAGAGGGTTGAACGAAATTAAGTTCGACTCCTTTTTTCCATTTGCATGGAATTATTATTGTAATGTCGGTCAAGCAGAACTACGATCGCCAATTGAATATGTAAATCTTCTAATGAAGTTTAAGAATAGCAAAAAACCTGTAAACTTGGTGATTGCTGGGAATATGCAAAACATATTGAAAGCTAACGGAAATGCAAGTGGATTATTCTTGATTGAAGGTATGGACTATGAAATCCGTGCTGGCGAAGAAAATGACATATACTATTCAATTGCGCTTAAACAATATCGAAGTTACGAACCAGCAAAAATTGAGGTGAAAAACAATATTGTTCAAGTGCAAACATCAACAACACCTGTTAGCAAACCTACACTAACAGTACAACCACAAGCAAGGCCTATTGTTGCAACTGCTACTATAAAGGTAAAGCAATATACTGTAGTCAGTGGAGATAATCTTTGGAACATTGCGAGAAAATATTATGGCGATGGAAATAGATATACTGAAATTGCACGCGCAAATAATCTTTCAAATCCTAGTTTAATTTATCCAGGACAAAAGTTGGTGATACCGTGATAAAAGCAATTTATCAAAGTAATCGAACTGGTAACGCTTTTGAAATATCTAGCTTGATGTCTAATATGTCTTGGAATACTGTTGTTAGCGGAAGTCCCGGAAAAGTAGAAATATCTTTGTTGAAGGATTATGAAGCAAAAATTGACTTTGAAATGGGTAGTGTTATTGCGATAAAAGATGTTGTAAATGGTGTTGAAACAGAAGTGTTTTACGGTTACTTGTTTAAAATTGATACCAATTCGAAAAATAGTATCCGGTTAACATTTTACGATCAGTTACGATATCTAGTGTCTAACGCAACTTATGTATTTAAAGACACAAAGTTACGACAACTACTAACGCAAATTGCAAGTGATTTTAATCTTAAAATGGGACACTTAGAAAATCCGAATCACATTATTCGACCACTCGTTATGGATAATAAAAAAATATTAGATATTATTCTTACTGCATGTGATGATGTTTTAATTGCAAGCACTCAATTATATGTATTTTTTGACAATTATGGAAAGTTGGAACTGCGTCGTCCGCAAGATATGGCGTTAAATATTGCTATACAAGATAGTTCCGTTGCTACCTCATATAATCATACGCGTGGAATAGATGAGTCTTACAACTATGTCAAGTTAGTTAAAGATAACAAAGATACTGGAGAACGAGAAGTCTATATTGTAAAAGATAGCAATAACGAACGATACTGGGGGAAATTGCAATATTTTGATGTTGTGGATGAAAAGATGAATGCTGCACAAATAAACGAGCAAGCAACCCAATTATTGAGTCTGCATAATAGAGAAAAATACAATTTAAGCATTGAAGGACTCGGAAATATTGCATTTCGTGGTGGGAGAAGTTTTTATATGAATTTACCGATTGCAAGAGCCGGATGGTATGTGATAGATGAGGCAAAACATAATTTCAATGGAAATAATCACACGATGTCATTGACAATTAGGATGGTGTAAATATGGCAAATATGTTACAAACAGTTAAAAAAATCATACAAGATTATTTGGATTATGTAGTTTTAGCAGATACTATATCCGGAACGATTATATCAGTTGATCCATTGGAAGTAAAAGTTGATGTGAATATTACTCTTACACAAGAGTTTTTGCAATACGATAAACCAATTCCGCCAGGAGCAGTAGGGCAACCGATTACATTACAGCGTGCAGTTGGCGGTCAAAAATTCTATGTATTAGACAAACAGTATTGGAGGTAGAAGAATATGTTGCCAGAAACACAAACATTGAATGTAGAAGCGGAATTAACTACAGAGGCATTACCATTAAAAACTTATAAATTAGGAAAAAATGGTATTGAGGGGTATGTTGATGGTGTGGAAGCAATAGAGCAAGTAATTGCCAAGATAATGCAAACAGAACGATTTCAGCACCTTATATATAATTGGGATTATGGAATAGAAACATTTGATTTATATGGCGAAGATAAAGACTATGTCATGGCTGATTTAAAGCGAAGATTTGAAGAGGCGTTGTTACAAAATACTCATATATTAGAAATACAAAAATTTGAATGTGAAAAAGTGGGAAATGACAGTATTTTTGTTATTTTTACTTGTATAACAACACAAGGAGAACTGAACATGGAAAGGGAGTTGAATTTGAATGAGTTTGCAATTACAGATTAAAACGTTTGAAAAAGTTATGGAAGATATGCTCGCACGCATTCCAGACGATTTGGATAAAACACAAGGTAGCATAATTTGGGATGCGTTAGCCCCTGCAGCGCTGGAGATTAATGCGATGTATTTGAAATTAGGTGATGTATTTCGTCTTGCGTTTATCCGAACATCTGTTGGCGAGCATCTAACAGAGCTATCTTTTCAATTTGGTGTGAATCGATTATTCGCAACAAAGACAATTCGTGAAGCTATTTTTAATATCAATGTAGCTATGGGGACTCGTTTTTCTTTAGCAGATAGTGATTTAAATTTTGTTGTAAAAGAAAAAAGAGGGGCAGTATATCATCTTGAATGTGAAACTGCAGGTAGTGAGGCGAACTATGCGCAAGGTTCATTATTGCCTATTGATTTTATTAGTGGACTCACAAACACAATGTTGGGTGATATCGTAATACTTGGCGAAGACGAAGAAACAGATGAATCTTTAAGAGAGCGAACAATTACACATATTACCAAACCGCAGCAAGATGGGAATATTGACCAATATTTGCAATGGGCTACAGAATTTACTGGAATTGGTAACGCAACTGTTATACCGTTATGGAACGGATCAAATACTGTACGAGTGGTTATAACTGATGTTGAAGGTAATACTGCATCAAGTGAACTTGTGCAAAATTTTCAGAAATTTCTAGATCCAGGAGCTGAAGGAAAAGGCGAAGGAAAAGCCCCTATTGGAGCGATAGTAACAGTGGCGAGTGCAACGGCGCAACACATAAATATAACAATAAAAATAGCATTGAATGTTGGGCATACATTAGCAGATGCAGAAACAGCAATAAAAACAGTTTTGGAGCAATATGTTAAAAAAGCAACTACACAACGAAGCTTTAAAAAATATGAAGCTGCTAGTATTATAGATGCTTTAAAAGAAGTTGACTACATCGTATCTTTTAACGGAAACGATATTGTACCACTCAACGCTTCGAGTATATTTACGCTTGGAACATTGGCGGTGACGAAATGAGTATAAAGAAATACTTACCAGCATATTATGACAATGTAAAAGATATGCAAAAAATTATGGAAACAGAAGATATTGAACTCAAACTAACACTGAACACTCTAGAAGAAGTGGCGAGTGCTTTTTTTATACGTAAAACAACACCAACAACAATCCAAAAATGGATACAGCAATTTGATGTTGATTTAAGTGGTAAGACATTCGAAGAGCAAAAGCGTGAATTATTATCGTTAATGCTTGGTTTTAGCAAGTTATCCTGTAGCAAGATAGAGCAAATAACATTAACCAAAACAACATACAGAGCAATTAGTTTTATTGAAGGTAGTAAGATAGTAATAAATTTTGATGATATTGGGTATCCAGATGAAGTAGGAATGCAAGAAGTTTTAGATTATATCGAACAATTGAAGCCAGCACATTTGAGGGTTGAAATACAATTAAGATTTAGAACTCATAAGCAGTTAAAAAACAAAACGCATAAATATTTGAAAAAATACACGCATAAAGAAATTAAAGAACGAAGGGAGGCGCTATAATGTCTACAAAAACACCAAATTTACAATTAGCAAAACCAGCGCAAGATGATTTTTATGATATTGACGAATTTTATAATCCCAATATGGATATTTTAGATACTCGAATTCAAGGCACAATTGATTTGATAAATAATATTCAAAATACTTACATAAAAACGAAACATACAGGTAATGTAACAATTACAAATGGTGTTGGAAGTGCGACGATTGCAATTAATGATAACGGGTTTAGTTATTATTCAGGTTCTGTTGTAAATGAAAATAATTTAGTTTTTAGGGTGGCAAATAGCCAAATAACTTTAGGGAAGCAACTTGTAATAAACGGAGTAAATGTAGAAACAGCATTGAACGATAGATACACCAAAATGCAGAGTGATGGAAGGTATGCTTTAAAAGCGGATGCTTATACAAAAGCTCAAAGTGATGCTAGATATAGAACTATTTCAGATTCTTATGCAAAGACTGAGGTTTATACCAAAACAGAAGGTGATAATAGGTACCTGCAAAAAAGTCAAGGCTACACTAAAACGGAAGTTGACAATAAGATAAATACAGAAAAAAATAATGTAACAAACGCGTATGTAGTAGCCGATACTGTATTAAGAAATACTTTAGCAAATGATTACAAGGCAGCGGATACAACTTTAAGCGCCAATGTAACAAATGCATATAGAGCAGCTGATACTGCGGTGTTAAATACCGTTAATAATCAAGTGGCATTTGCGACTAATGGTAACGTACGAAAAGCGTTGGGTGCTGAAAGTTTATTAACATGGGCAATAGGTTTAGAAAACGGAGAGCACTCGTTTTATGCAAATACAACAACTACAGGTGTACCAATTTCAGGGCAGACTTATATAGGTAAAGTAATCCGTTATAATAACTTAGTAAGAATCAAATGTACAATGTGGACAAATGTTAACTTGGGCGGAACTAACTATACAAATGTGTATAGTATTGCAAATTCAACATGGTATGGTTGGAAAGTCGATAGCAATACACTTCAAAATCCAAATGGCACAACAACATTAAATTGGACGTCGGGAAACTTGAATTCTTTACTTATAAATCTACCAGGAGGCTTTTATACTTGTACTATTACCTCAGGTGTATCTAATATACCGACAAATGCCAATAACTTAAGAGGATGGATACACAAGGTTCCTAACAACAGCTATCAACATGGCATAATTACGTTTTTTCTTCAAATGTATCCAACAAGTATGGAAGTTCTTTCCGTAAATGGTTCGGGAATAATGCAGGGATGGCAGGGAACATTCACCCTTCCTGTTGGTGGTTCAATAACACCAAGTATGTGGAAATTTTATGAACAACAATCTGGTTTTAGAAATCATGGAACGCGGAGCGGAGATTATGGTATTAATATAGCAGCAGAAAATAATACTTCTAATACGGATCAAATTACAGCAAAGACAATGCAAGAAGCATTTACCCTACAAGGTAATGGTGCTTTTAGTAAATATTTTTATCAACGTTATGAAACTGTAGTGCATGCTGATACTAATCCTGTAGTCGGCGATAGCACCACAAGAGGATTGTTACACAGGTATGGCGGTGTAACTACTGCAAATCCGTATGGGATATATTGGGGTATTGGTGTAGATTATAGTAATCGATTAAAATATACCCATCTTCCTCCTGGTACCTATACAGGAGTACCTGCACGTTGGACATCAGTAGCAACGTACGATGAAGTTAAGGCAGTTCAACAGACTAAAATTACTGGTGATAATGGTGGCGCTTTGCGAGATATAACTAACTTTGAGCAATATTTACGCACAGCCCCGACAGGAATGGGAAGTCTATATGTTACCGCAGCTGATTCGACATCACCTATACTACCTAATGGGAACGCAGTAGGAGCTTATCGCGTACTGTATCACAAACAAGGTACTTCAAATACTACTAATCTTTGGGGAACAGGTTATGCAATCGCTACAGCTGGATTAAATATGTGGTTTATAACCTTTAGCGGTGCGTCGGGACAAATATATGCCTTGAACAACGGAGCTAATTGGCGTTTAATAACTACGCAACAAATATATAATGGTACGGGTAATCCGTCTAATAGTTCTGGAAAAGATGGGGATATTTATATTAAATATATTTAGGAGGTGTGAAAAATGAGTTTTGTAAATGTATCAATTTCCCAAAGTTCTAACAATTATAAAAGCACTACGTTTAGTTTTAGTTTTGGGACATCTTCGGCAGGGGTTATCAATAACGACGGGCAAATTATTGAAGTGATGCATGGCAATACGGTTTTATTTACTAGAAGAATTACGGGTAATTTGTATAATCAAAGGTTTAGTGCTACATGTACAGCGAGCAGTGCTAATTTTGCAGCGCAGGGAAGTAGACATGCTTTTGCAGTAACAGTTAGGACTCGTGATAGTAGAGGTGATAGTAGGTTTGCTGCGAGTGCAAGTATGACGGGGCATTCTCTTTATACTCCACGATTAACTGCTAATATGTTTAAGGTGACTGGTGGGAATGCAACTGGCTCTACAGTAACTTATTCTGGGCTAGATACTCCACAAAATGAGCGGCTATCTTATGAAAACTGGAATCAGAGCGGTTATAGGCAAACTGCCGCAGGTTCGAAAAGTGGAACAGTGTCATACACTGGTTTGGCAGTAAACACAAGGAAAGAACTTGCTTTCGGAATGATAGAAAGAGCTGTAGATAATGGTTTTTTGGGTAACGGTGATGCAAGACGTATAATGGTCCCCGTTTATCCAGTATATTCTACATTGACGAAAGGAACCATTTCAGCTGAGTACGTGCAGAATGCTCCTGGTAGTGTTAAAGTTACTTGGGGTGCTTGGAGTGGTTTAGGTAATATGACCGGTTGGCATGCGTATATAGATATTATAGATGCAACTAGTGGCAGTACTTTAAAAACGCAAAACATTAATGCTTTAACCGCAAACAACGCAACTGTTACTGGTGTGGATATGAGTAAATCTATTAGTGTAAGAATTCGTCTGACCGGAAGATACCATGACAATACAACTAAAACAGAAAACTCTAGCACGATTGCACTTGGTTATCTAAATAATACTTTTGTAAAGATAAATGGAACATGGCGACGTGGTGTGGCAACATATATAAAAATAAATGGAACATGGCGACAAAATAGTGGATTGATTAAGGCGAAAATTGGAGGAGTGTGGCGATAATGGGGAATAACATTGTTGGACCTCCATTTCCATCTTTGGGAAGTGCAATCCCAATTTATTCAACAGCACACAAAAGCAATGCTAATGTAACTTGTTTAATGGATACAACCGCATATCGGCATCAACCTCCAGATTGGGACTGGGTAGCAGAATATGGACTTAGTCAAATATCTGGAGGTGGTCCTTTACCACAACCATATATTAACCACAGGGGAACAGATATACAAAAAGGGCGTGGAAGTACTATATATGCGATTTCTGGAGGTACAGTGACTGTCTGCGGCGGCACATATAACGAAATGTATATACAGTTGGCCGATGGCACAACGGATTGTTACCTGCACTGCGATATTGCAAGTGGAATGAGTGTTGGGAAAAAAATTGCGGCAGGTGATCTGATAGGTTATGAAAATGGTTGGGGAAGCGCTGGAAGTAGTACATATCCCAGTCACTTACATTTAGATAAATTTGTTACTGCAGTTGGCCGTGGTCCGGGAACAATTGACTCTTTTAACTATTCGCAAGGTGGTGGAAGTGGAGGAGGTGCTGAAGTATATATGAAGGTAGAAAAAATTAGCGACTGGGATATTAATTCCGATAAAATAGGTTTATGGGTAGGTGGTGTTGTCCGAGTAAGACCGCAAGCATCTCTTTTCTATGATGTTGCTGGAACACGAGCTGTTATGCAAAAAGCAAAAGGTGCCACAGAGAATGCCTATGCTTGGCGTGGTGAATTTGGCGAAAGCATGAGAACTATTATTAGCAACATCGTTAAAGATAAAGTGCAAGTAAGCGTATACGACCAATTCGGAGCATTCCATCCGCAAATATGGGTGAGAATATCCGACATAATTTAAGCAAATATGGGTGGCAGGTAGGTGATTTTACAGAAAGGAGATAGCACAATGGATCCAGAAGTACAAGCACTAATATCTAACGGAATTTTAATTGCTGGATTTGCGGTAACAATTTTTTCTTTTTATAGAATGAGAAAAAAAGATGATGTAAGCGAGAGTGTTACAATCGAAAACCATGCAATTCGTCTCGGAAATGTTGAAAAACGGTTAGATGAGCATAATCAACGGATTATGAATGTAGAAAGCGTGCAAAAGAGTATCGAGAAGCTAGAAGCATACAGCAAGGATCAGTCTAAAGACTTAAAAGAATTAAAGCGCGATGTAACTGAATTAAAAGTTGAACTCGCGAAAAACAAAGGAGAATAATTATGGAAAAATTAGTACAAGAAATTAAAAATCGTGCAAAAAATTATCAATTCTGGGTTAGAATTATCGCAATTTCAACCTTGCCGATTTTATCCGGGTTAAATGTAAAAGTGGAGGAGCTCTCTACATGGGACGCAGTAACGGATGTATTACTACGATTTGTTAGCAATCCATATTTAGTTGGGTTTTACATTTTTACCTTAGTACAATCATTTACAAGCTCGAAAAGCAAAGACAGCGAATAATCGTTGTCTTTTAAATTAATTAGGAGGAAAAAAGATGTCAGAAAACGTAGAATTCATTGAATTACCAGAAAGTGGACAAAAAACAGTTTTTGAAACTGAAGAAAAAGACAAGGAGGAAGTAGAATAATGTCAGATGTATATGTATTAAAATATAATTTATTAAGTAAAACATCAGGGTATATTTCAGCATTCCCTGATGTAAGAAGTATCAAGCAAGCAGCACATGATTATAACGCTATTTATGGAGTAAATGATAGTTGGTATCCAGCACCTTATCCAGGACATATTGGGACAGATTGGTTATTTGGCACTGGAACAACATTATATGGGTTAGATGGATTTACAGTAAATGACTGTGGAAGCAATTCAGCACGAGGAAATTGGGTTGAAATTGGCAATCCTCATATCTCATTTGCGGTATTCCATTTATCATCAATTAATGTTAGCAAAGGACAGAAAGTTGATAGTAACACAGTAATTGGTAAAACAGGAAATACAGGATATTCGCAAGGACCACATTTACACGTGCAAACATGGCTTGCTGGTGCAGGATATGTTGATAGCACTCCATATATGGATGGAACAAAAGCAATGCCAGGCGACAGCGTAAAACAAGTTGAACATATTTTTCCTAATCGTACATTTGGATTACAGATTTCTACAAATAAGCTTTCACAAATTGTGG